ACGGTCAACAAGTTCCACGTCAATGATATTGTATTCTACAAACTTTTGCCACCCATTTGTGTAGAAGTCCTTAAAAGTGTCAAACTCAGAGTGATCAAGTTTCTTCTGCCCAAGTTCCACACTCGCAATATAATCCAGTCGATAGGACTCCTGCGCTTTATAAGTGAACTTCTTATAAAGATTTAGGTAATCAAGTTGCGTAATACCACCAACATCATAAGAAATGTGTTTACGACCTGCAATGAATGTTTCCTTTTCCGTAACAAGTCCCCAAGGTGAGATACGCTTCATCAACTTCTCACCAAGAATCCTATCGATACGGCGTACCAAGTACGGCATATCATACAGTTCACTGTTCCAACCAGTCAGAACTTCAGGAGTATTATCCTCAATCATCCACCAATTAATGAAGTCATTCAGGAGTTCATATTCAGTGGAGAAACCTTTATAGATGACGTTCTGCTGTTTGTTATTGAAGGGTCCTTGACCCCAGGTGCGAATCTGTTTGGTAGTGTAATCCTGCACTGTAATGAGGAGCACTTCCTCTGCAGCAGATTCAACGTCGGGGAATCCATTTTCCGATTTGACCTCAATATCAATCGTAGAGATTTTAATCTTTGTAGTATCAAACTTGATTTCTTCTTCAGGATACTTTTCAGAAATGTACTGATAGATGTACCTGTCGTTTCCGTAGATCTTGAAGTTATCTACACCATCATATCGCTTGATAAATTCACGACACTCACGAACAGTTCCAGGTTCAACTGATTGAACATAATCACCTTCAAGGGTTTTGTATTTGGTTTTTCCTTTTGCTTCAACAAAAAGGGTCGGGTAAAACTTCTCCCGAGTCATGAAATGTTGACCATTTTCATAACCACGGATCAAGAAGTGATCCCCGACCATTTGGACGTTCGTGTAAAATCTCATTCTGTAAGTTTTAGATACTCTTGAATAACTTCTGGAGTTGGATCAGCAATAGTTAAAATATCACTAGATCTAATCATATATTCGTCTTGACTAGATGCCTCAACCCAAGGCGTCATATTGTCAATTGAAAGAAACTTTAGTGGTTTTACCAATTTACAATCTGGATCACCAATCTCAGCATCAAGTTCTTGTATTTCAGTGATTAGAATATCACCCATACCAACCATGATACATTTAATTTCCATTACACAACCTCCGTTTCAGATACTGGTGTAGGATTAATTTTTTTATCATACATTTCTTTAATACTATCCAAAGGATCGCAAATATTTGCAACCATATCCGCAGTAACTACAAAGTCTTTATCTTTTGAAAGCATCATCCAAGGTCGCAAAATAACATCAATTTCGTAATTTGAATTTGCACCACTTTCCTCAGTCAAGAAAGACTTTTCTTGTGCCTCAACAACTTGAGGTTGAGACATCATGTAACCACGAACCTGCTCTTCCTGAAGCACTTCTTTAGCGTCAGTAATAATAGTTTCTCCTGTTTTAAGGAGAATCAACTTGATTGTCATCGCTTTAAATTCTCTCCACGTATTATAGCATGTTTAGACGGTTGGTGGGGTAAAAGTCCGAACCAATTGTGGACGAACTAATGCTGCTTTATCGCGGGCAACCAACGCATCAATTGAACTCTTATATGTATCTGTCATAATCCTGGGATACAATCCAATCACAATGATGGGAACCAGGAGAGCACTCACAATGTAAACCTCACGAGGTTCGGCATCTACCAAGTTGGTATGAGCAACCAGTTCTGCGTTCGGTTTACCGTAGAAAATTTCCCGAAGCATCGAAAGCAAATAAATCGGAGTGAGGATAACACCAATAGCAGATACAAGACAAAGTGCGACACGGAATGGCAGAGCATATACAGTGTCAGTAGCAAATCCAGTGAAGACCATCAATTCGCTGATAAATCCACTCATACCAGGCAGAGCAAGTGACGCCATAGAGCACATCACCCAGAGAGCAAACATAACTTTCATACTCTTACCAACTCCACCCATCTCATCCAGTTGAAGGGTATGAGTTCGATCATATGTTGCCCCCACCAGGAAGAACAGAGAGGCACCAATCAAACCGTGACTGATCATCTGGAGCATCGCACCACTGGTTCCAAGAGCACTATAACTACCAACACCAATCAGCACAAATCCCATATGACTGATTGAACTGTAAGCAATCTTTCGTTTCAGATTTCTCTGTGCGAAGGATGTGAGTGCTGCGTAGATGATATTCACAGCACCCATAATAATCAATGCTGGTGCGAATACCTTATGTGCTTCTGGGAGAAGTTGACAGTTGAATCGCAGAAGAGCATATCCACCCATCTTGAGTAGGATACCCGCCAACAACATATGAACTGGTGCTGTTGCCTCTCCGTGAGCATCAGGCAACCAAGTATGAAATGGAACAATCGGCAGTTTTACACCGAAAGCAATCAAGAATGCACCATAGCACCAGAGTTGGAAGTTAGGTGGGAAACCCTGCTCCATCAAGTAAGTGTATTCAAAGTTGGGTGTTCCAGTCCAGAAACCCATCGCGAGTCCTGCTAGCAGAATGAACAGAGAACTACCAGCGGTGTATAGGATGAACTTTGTAGAAGCATACTGGCGTTTCTTACCACCCCAGATAGAGATCATCAGGTAGACAGGCACAAGTTCAAGTTCCCAAGACAGGAAGAACAGAATGAGATCTTGTACTGCGAAAACCATAATCTGTCCACCATCCATCAGCAGCAGCAGGAAGTAGAACAGTTTTGGTTTGAATGTAACTGGCCAAGCAGCAAGTGCTGCCAGACTTGTAATGAAACTAGAAAGAAGGATGAGAGGCATCGAAAGACCATCTGCTCCTACAGACCAGGAAAGACCTAGTTGCGGAACCCACGAATATTTCTCCGCCATCTGCAGACTACTAATATCAGGATCATAACCTTTGAGGTATCCTGCTACTGTAATCAGAAATGTAATTAGTGTGACGCCAAGTGAATACCACTTAACTACTTTGTTTCCCTCAGGAAGAAAAAAGATCCCGAGTGAACAAACAATCGGGAACAAAATTGCTAGACTCAACCAGGGCATATAATAACAATAGAGTCAATATATTTTAACACAAAAAAAGAGGGGAATCAACTGGATTTTGCCAGTTGCCCCCTGCGGCGACGATATTCAGTTTTTATTTATTCAATAAGGAAGTAACTCATCATCAACAGTTACTTTTACTGGTTTAGGTGTTAGTCGGTATGCTCCGACTGCTGATGCGGTAAGGACTGAGAAGAGTGCAAATAGTGCCATTAGGGTGTGGTAAAAAAGATTTCTGCTGTGGGTGGACCATTAGAGTAGTAGACTGCCGAAGGTCCAACTACTAAAAAGAGTCATTGTGGTTCCAATTACTAGAGTGGCGGCTGTTAAATTCATAAGTCGTCCTCTTAATTGTACATAACTATCTATATTATACTGTATCACTGCGATACACTTCTGTATCAACCACAGCAGAAATTGGTCAGGATTTATAGATAATCCTTCCTTTGATGATGTTCTGGTACAATTTTACCTAACTCAATAGTTAGAAGCCCATCCTCAAAGCCAACTGATCTAACTTCCGTTTCGTCACTGAGGGTCCATGTTCTAGTGAAAGATCTTTGAGCCATTCCTCTATGGACATATGTTGTTCCAGATTCTGTATCATCTTTTCGTCCTTCGACAAAAAGTTTTCCGTCTTGTGTGTAGACATTGATTTCTTCTTTTTTGAATCCTGCAAGTGCTAGTTCTAAGCGATACTCTACATTGCTTAGTTGTACTAGGTTATACGGCGGGTAATTAGTTTGTGTCTCGTGCAGCGTCCCGAGACGATCAAAGTAATCATCCATACCAATACTGTACCTATTTATACGATCCATCAG